CATGTTTGCACGCGTGTCAGGATAAGAATTTGACATTTGGGATGCAAAATACTTGCATATTGACAACATTACACACAAATCTTGCGGGTGTCTATTGCGAGCGAAAAAAAATTTGAGATATTTCCTACATGGGAACGCGCCGCTGCAGATTGCCGACACCAACCGCTATTTTAAAACTTAGAGGTTCGCGCTTAGCAGCAGCGCGCTCCCAAAATGAAGTTGTTGGAACTGCTGGCAACCCGATTCCGATGGCCTCAGCTGATTGCGATGAATCAACTAGAAAAATTTTTGCGCAACTTTTGTCACAGTTGAACGAGTTGCGCGTTCTTACTACGCAGGACTATGCGGCACTTTCACTTTTGGCATCGACGCTTGCTCTTGGGGAGCATGCTGCGGCAATGGCTGCGGCATCAGGCGGTGATGTGTTAGACACTGGCAAGGCTAATCCGTGGGCAGTAGCGCGTCGGGAGTCGCGCCACGATGCTTTCAAAATTATGATTCACTTTGGAATGACACCTGCAAGCCGTGCAACTCTTCTAGGTCAGAAAGACTCTAGCGATAGCAAAGCGGACACGATTAAAAACCTCTTCAAGTTCGGATCCTAAGCGATACGAGTTGCCCGGCTATGACGCAGTCGCAACTGCGGGCGAAGGCGATCACTTCGTGCAATCAAAAGCCGACGCTGCTTTCGCATTCTTTTCGCAAGCGTTGCAACACAGCAAAGGCAAGTGGGCTGGTCAGCCATTCGAGTTGCAGCCGTGGCAGAAGGCAATCGTCGGCAACTTGATCGGCTGGCAGCGTGCGGATGGGACTCGCCGCTATCGATCGGCATACATCGAAGTCGCCCGCAAGAACGGCAAGAGCACATTGATTGCGGGTCTTGCTCTGTGGTCGCTGCTCGCCAGCGGCGAGAACAGCCCTGAAGTTTATTGCTGCGCGTCGAGTCGAGACCAAGCGGCGATTGTCGGCGACGCTTGCAAGGCAATGATCCGAGCGTGTCCAGCTCTTTCGAGCGTGCTTGAGATTTATCGCAACACGATTACATGCTCGAAGAACAACGGCAAGATAGAAATTTTGAGCGCGGACGCTGGCACGAAGCACGGCAAGAGTCCCTCGTGCATCATCTACGACGAACTGCATACTGCTCCGAATCGTGATCTGTATGATGCGATGCAGACTGGAGTCGGCGCACGACAAGAGCCACTTTCAATTTCAATCACGACTGCTGGCCACGACAAGCACTCGCTGTGCTACCAACAGCATGAGTATGCGGAGAAGGTGCGCTCTGGCACTGTCGTCGATCGCTCGCATTTGCCAGTGCTGTTCGGTGCGCCCATTGATGCGGACTGGAAGTCGCCAGCGGTGTGGCGTGCTGCGAATCCAAATCTCGGCGTGAGTGTTGACGAAGCATTCCTCAAGAGCGAATGCGATAAGGCGCAAGAGTTGCCCGGTCACGAGATCGCATTCCGACAGTTGTATTTATGCCAATGGACAGAAACAAAGAAGCGATGGATCTCGCTCGAGTCGTGGGCCGCGTGCGCCGCGCCCGAGATCGACGAGCAATACTTTGCGGGTAAAGACATCTACATCGGAGTTGATCTTTCAACGACCACCGATCTGACATCGGTCGCAGTCATTACTGTGGACGAAGATGAGAATGTCGCATTTCTCTCATACGCATTTTGTCCTGAGAACGGCATCCGCAGACGAGCGCGGGTCGATCGAGTTCCCTACGACACTTGGGCTTCGCAAGGATCATTGATCGCCACGCCGGGAGATGTCGTCGACTACGAATATGTGGCGCAAAAGATCCGCGACATCGCCAAAATCGCCCGCTCGGTGAAGGCAGTCGGCTACGACCCTTGGAACGCAACGCAGTTCGCCGTCGGGCTTGCGCAAGAAGGTCTACCCATGCTTGAGGTGAGACAAGGTTTCCGCACAATGAGCGAGCCATGCAAAGCACTTGAGGCTCTTGTACTCGGCAAAAAAATAAAGCACGGAGCACATCCCGTAGCCGACTTCTGTATGGCAAATGCAATCTGCGATATGGATCCGAGTTCTAATTTGAAACTTTCGAAAAGCAGTTCGACGGAGCGCATCGATTGCATCGCCGCGCTCGTCACGGCGTTGGCGTGCATGGTGCACAAAGACGCAGACAACAAAACCTCAATCTACGAACAAGGAAACATGCAATGGGTCTAATCGATCTCATCACACGCGCACTCGGAAAAACCCCGCCTCGAAGTTTATTCGAGGACACAACGCCAATCGGACAGCCAATAGGCGGCGGCATCCAGTCCTATGTTTCGTCGTGGGCTTGGACTGGCAAGACGATCTCGCCCGACAACGCAATGGAGGCTCCGACTGTTTACGCATGCGTGCGATTGATCTCGCAGACTCTTGCCCGCATGCCGTGGCAAGTTCTGCGTCAGAGTGCTGACGGATCAAGCAATGACCCGACGCATCCTGTTTACCAGCTGCTCAACGGCGAGGCGAACGAGGACATGACATCGTTCGTGTTCCGCGAGGCGCAAATTTCGGATTGCTTGCTGTACGGCAATTCGTTCGGATTTATAAATCGCAACCCTGCGGGGACACCAATCGGAATTGAAAGGCTTCGCCCGGACTTGACCTATATTTTGCGAGATTCTCAGAATCAACCCTACTACCAATACTGGACAGGCAAGGCAGACGAGAAGGCATCCGAGGAAATTAAGCAGCGCAAATTCAGACCATACGACATCTTGCATGTAGTCGGGCCATCTGCCGACGGCTTGCTCGGTGAAGCACCAATCCATCGCATGAGAGACCTGATCGGCATGGAGTTGGAGTTGCAGGAGTTCACATCTCGATTCTTCGCCAACAACTGTCGACCCGCTGGCGTGCTCTCGATGCCGGGCAGACTCAGCGCAGAAGGTGCGAACAGATTGCGCGAAGCATTTGCACGCGTGCATTCGGGCGCACAAGGCGCGGGCAAGGTTGCGATTCTTGAGGAAGGTCTCAAATACGACGCGATCTCCACCAACGCCAAAGACAGCGACCTCGACAGCATGAAGAAGTTCTGCCGTCAACAGATCGCCGCCGCTTTCAATGTTCCGAGCCATCGCGTCGGCGACAACGACGGCGTGTCGTACTCGTCAGCCGAACAAGCCAATGCAGTGTTCGTGCAGAGCACGCTTGCGGGTTGGGCTGCTCGACTCGAGCAGGAAGTCAATCGCAAGTTGTTGAAGCGTGGCGACGATGTGACGACCCGCATCTCATTCGATGATCTGTTGCGCGGCGACATGAGCACACGCTTCAGCGCGTATGCCGTCGCTGTCACCAACGGCATCTTGACACCAAACGAAATCAGAGAGCGTGAAGGATTGCCAGCCGTCGAAGGCGGAGAGTCGATCCGTTTGCCGCTCAATACGAGCACTCCGACGGCGGCGGCTTCTGCTGCGCCCGCATTGCAAGACCCCGCAAGCACGCCGCAGCCGTCGGATGTTGTGCCAGCGTCGGTCGACATTGAGCCTACTGAGTTGAAGTCGACCGTCAATCCGCTTGACCGTGCAGTTGATCTCTTCTATCCGTCGGCTCTCGCAGCGATGACTCGATGCTGTGAGTCAGAAGCCCGTTTTTTAAAGGGTTGCCGAACGAAAGAAAAGGTATCCAAGTGGATACCCGATGTCGCAAGAATCGCATCAGAGATCGCCCCGATCATGCGCGGGCTGCTTGTCTTGCAAGGTCACAGCGACCGCGCAAGCGACGGCATTGCCATCGCCAACGCATTCGCAGAGTCGATCAAGACCGAAGCCCGCAATGCAGACTGGCATGTCACAGGACACACCGAGACGGCGGCGGCTCTTGCCACGCGCCTCATTCAAGAACTCATTCAAACTAACAAGGAGACACTATGAGCAACATCGAAACACGCAAAGCTGGCGCAGTCCGCATCGAGCAAACCGAGCCGCAGCCCGGTGAGCCGCTACGACTTAACGGCATCGCCGCGAATTGGGAACGCTACGACATGGGCAACTGCTACGAGCGTTTGGAGCCGACTTGCTTCGACGCATCGATCGCAGCCGACGGCGACAAGATCGCCTTGCTGTGGAACCACGACACCGCAAAGCCGATGGGCCGCGTGAGCGCAGGCAACTTGAAGGTCTATGCGGATCGTTCGGGTCTGTGCTTCGAGTGCGACTTGCCCGACACTGACACAAGCGAGGAAGCGCACGCGCTGGTGCGTGCAGGCATCGTCACGCAGTGCTCATTCGGGTTTATCTGCCTGAAGGAAACCTACGAGCCACCCGCTAAGGGCGAAACCAAAGGCACTCGAGTCGTGCAACTTGCCAAGTTGCTCGAGGTGTCGGTCGTGACATTTCCCGCCAACCCCGCAACCAGCGTCGAAGCGAGAGCCGAGCAACCGAAACCCAAGGCTCGAAAGATCTATCTGCCTCCACAATTCTGACCTTGCCCACTTGCGAGCGAAAATCCGTTTGCGATAATGGGCTGCATAACTGAATAGAGCCTCGACCGACAGTGCCTGACGCTGATCGATCACGAGAGCGGACTTCCGCGAACTCCCCGAGAGCACGCTGGCCCGATGCGTACTTAGACCTTCCGCATTTTGCTGCGTGTTTTCTTTTACACGCAAGGAGTTTGAATGAACAACAAGAACCAACTCGATCGTGGCTCCGAAGATTACAGCCACCTTTTCTCGCAATACATGAAGCGTGGCGCACGCTCTATGACCGACACCGAAATCCGTGCTCTGAGTGAGACGAGCGGTGGTACGGTTTTGTTTCCAACCATCTACGCCAACAAATTCAACGAGATGCTTGGCGACGACGCTGTGTACAGCCAAGTCTCCAAGATGATCGTGAACAGTTCCACAGTGAGCGTGCCGATTCTCACGAGCACACGCAGCCCAATGGGCGGATTCAGTGTTCAGAAGAATCCCGGCGAAGCAGGCACGCTGATCGACGCAACAACTACGGCGGCTCAAGTTGTCGTTCCAACGATTGCGCTACCCGGCACAAGCACCACAGGATCAGCCGTGGCCACGCTTGCGCTCAAGCGCATCAGCGTCATGGTGAAAGTGTCAAACGAATTGCTTGAAGATTCTGCGGGTCAAGGCGAAGCCAGCGTTGAAAGTTGGATCGTGCGTCAAGCCGCGCAAGACATCGGCAAGGAAATCAACCGTCAAATTATGCTTGGCAACGCAACTGATTCAGTCACTGCGGGTACAGGCGCGGCTCTCGGCTCCGACTCTTGTCACGGACTAGCGAGCACGCTGAAGCGATACAGCGCACGAAGCGCAACTTCGACAACTGTACTGGGCGGGTCTTATGCAACTTGGTCGCAAGGAACCAATGGCATCGGCGCAATCTTGGGATTAAACAATCAAGATCTTTTGCAACCTTCCTATTGGAATCGATGCACTGTGATTTTCAATACACAGGTTAATCGTGGATTCGGGTCAGCAATGATGGCGGTCGCCAATCAATCCAATCCCATGTTTATCGCAGACCAAAAAGTTTTTGGTCGACCGTTTGTGTGGGCAGATTTATCGCCAGCGCAAGCAGGCACTACGAATGCCATTCAACCGGGCGAATACATGGCAATCCTCTGCGATCTCTCCCGCTACACATTCTTTTCAACAACTGAAGGCGCACAAGTCACTCGCTTGGTCGAAACCTTTGGCGAAACAGATCAAACAGCGTTCGTCGTCAGCATGCGCTGCGCGGGCGTTCTCACAGACATCAATGCCGCATACGGCGTGTATCGCGGCTAATGAATTATTTCACAGACATTCACCGTCGAGCGTGCGTGTCTGTTGCCTCAGCGTTGAGGTAATCGACTCTCGCTCGACACAACAAGAAGGATTTTTATCATGGCACACGATAGTGGATACAAGGCACTAGTAGAAAAGATGGGCGCTGTGTACGCCGAAATGAAGAAGATGTGCGACGACGCTAACGATAGCGGCGAAGGCATGTCGGACGCTCTCGAGGCGAAGTACAGCGCGTTGAAGATGCAATACGCATCACTCACAGCGCAACGACAACGCAGTGACGAACTGATGAATGTCGGCGCGGGTTTTAAGGCTGAGGCTCCCGAGGCTCCTAAGCAGGTTCGCAATCTGCCTGGCATCGAGAATGCAAGCAACAAGTCTGCACGCAACACCGAGACAGAGGAGTATCGCAACGCTTGGGGTTCATACCTTCGTAACGGTGAATACACCAACCCGATGGAGATCCGCGCAATCAGCGAGGCTTCAGGCGGCACAGTTTTGCCACCGCTCGAGTTCCACAATGCGATCACCACCAAACTCAAGACGATGACTGCGATTCGACAACTTTCAAAAGTAGTTACAATCGGTTCATACGCTCGTGAGTGGGCCGTGGAGTCGACCACTGGTTCTGCGAGTTGGGCCGCAGAAGCGGGAACGATTGCGGATGTATCGCCAACTTTTGCAAAGGTCACATTGACACCAGCGAAGTTGACGGCACTTGTCAAGGTATCGAACGAACTCTCAGAAGACGCTCCTGCTCGTGGCCCCGGCTTCAGCATCGAGTCAATTCTCACCGAGCAATTCGCTCGCATGTTTGCGCAAGCGGAAGAAACGGCATTCTGTGCGACCGCAGCCGTCACCAACGGCCCGCAGAATCCTCTGCTGTCTTCAGGTGCGGCAATCGCCACTGGTGCAACTACAGCCACAAACGCCACAATCACAGCCGCAAATGTGATCGACTGGGTTTATTCATTGCCTCGTCAATACCGCACGAATGCCAGCATCTTGGTTCACGATGCAACTCTCGGCAAGTTGCGTCAACTCGGTTCACTTGCTGGCACTGTGAATTACTTCTGGCAAAACTCAGGCGCACTCGGTGAGCCAGATCGATTGATGGGCATTCCTGTTTACGCTTCTGCTGCGATGCCAGTGCAGGCGGCATCTACCAAGATCGGAGTCATTGGAGATTTTGGAAACTATTCTGTACTTGCAGAGCGTGGCTCATACAGCATGCGCGTCTTGAAAGAATTGTTTGCGGTGAATTCGCAAACTGGATACATCGCCACGACGCGTTGCGATTTTGCTGTGACTTTGGCTGACGCATTCAGAGTTCTTATTTGCCCAGCCTAATTACTGAACTGAATTGAAATCACCCTCGGCTCGCAGAAATGCGTGCCGAGGATTTATGCCGAATGTGAAGATGATCCAAGGAGTCGTGACAGCGACTGGCGCACACGCGCCGGGCGAAGTCATCGCCGTCGACGAGCGCACAGCGATCGAGTGGATGGCACTCGGTCTCGCCGAGCGTGCCGACTCCGACGATGTGCAGTGCTGCTCGCGGGCCGTTCCATGCAAGGCAGTCAAGAAGGGAGCGACACCGCGATGAGAGTCAACACCACGATCACGACCGCTCCGAGTTTCGAGCCAGTGTCGACTGCGCAGGCCAAGGCGCATCTGCGCATATTTCACTCGCTAGACGACACCTACATTCAAGCAAGCACTGGCGGGTCAACATCCGTCATCACGACAGCCCGACAGATGATCGAAAACTATTGCGGCATCGCAATCCCAAACACGACATTCACATCGGTCTATGACTCGTTCCCACAGAACACGCCAGTGCAAGGCTCAAGCAATGAGGTCTACAACGGCTCGGGCTACGAGATCGCATTGCCGCGCTCGCCGCTGGTCAGCGTGACGAGCGTGCAATATGTCGACACCGACGGCAACACGCAGACCCTGTCAGCATCCACCGATTACACCGTGAAGTCATACAACGGCATTGGACGCATTCAGCTGCTCGACGGCAAGACATGGCCATCACTCGTCAGCGGCGGCGCAGGCGTGGTCACAGTTGTCTATGTGGCGGGTCACGGCTCCACTGCAACTGCGATCCCAATTGCGCTGAAGCACGCCATCTTGATGCAGTGCTCGACGCTGTACGACTACAGATCCACACTTGCACCGGGACAGCAGTACGAAGTGCCCGGCACGATTAAGGCTTTGATCGCTCAATACAAGAGCGGAGAATATCAATGAACAGCGGAATGATGCGAACTCCGATGATCATCGGCGCACGCACACAGACTTTGACTTCGTTCGGAACACCGACCTACACCTACACCGCTGGCGACACCATCTTTGGCGAGATCAAAGACTCGAGCGCGGTGGAGAAGACGAACCACATGGCTCTCAGTCAGGTCGTCACGCATCAGATCACAACCAACTTCTACCCGGGCATCAAGCCATTTGACCGCTTCACCGCCAGTCTGAGTCGCGGCACAGGCGGCACGACCATCAGCACCACATTCGAGATCGTCTCAATCGTCGACTACAAGTCTGCGGGTCACACGCTCACAATGCAGTGTCGAGAGGTGCAGTAATGTCGAGCGACGGCAAGATCATCAAAGGCTTGGATCAGTTTCTCTATCAGATGAAGACGATGCGCACCGAAGATATCTACAAGGTATTGAGCAGGGCTGAGATCAAAGCGTTGACTAGACCGCGAGACAAACTCGCAGGCTTGTACGGCACATATATCGGCAAGAACGACGACAATCAGACCGAGGCTCAGAAGTCGTGGCGTTGGCGTGCGAATAAGCATCAGCCGATTCATCCGATCAAGGAGAGCCGACTCCGCATTGCTCACAATATCTACAGTCACAGAATTATTCCGTACGAAATCGGCAAGAACAAAGCCAGCGTATGGAGCCGCATATGGGGCTACACGCAAAACTCCTGGCTCATCGAGCACGGCCGCTACAAGGATCCCGCACGCGCATACACAGGCTGGAAAATATTCGAGAAATTCTTCAAGACCAACGCCGCAACCATCAACGCCAAATTCACTGAGGATGTTGGATACGGACTCGACAAAGTATTCAAGCGCATTGCAAAAGAAATGAATAGGGCAGCACGATGAAATTCGTCGAAGCCATTCATCTTGCTTTACAGCAGTCTCCGACCGTCATCACGGCTCTCGGGTCTTCGACCAAGATCTTCCAGTCGTTCGTCACGCCAGCGACCCCGATGCCGTTCATTGTCGTGAGTTCGCAAAGCGATGACACTGCGAGTCCGACACTTGT